CCTTTCGTAGAAGTTCAGCAAACTCCCAAGCCCGAAGGTCTTGTCTTTCGTGGCGTTCATCAAGGTCGATGATAGTCAAATCAATGGCCTTGGTCAGCCGCTCGACCTCGGCCTTGAGGCGGGCGTTTTCTTCGTTGGCCAGCTGAAGCAACTTCTGCCAATTGTCGGAGCGGAGTTTCCAAGTCTGGATGTCTGCGCCGTCGATTGCCTCAACGACTGACGCATTTCGGATCACGGCCAGCACCTCCTTGCGGAGGGCGGACTGGTAGGCGTCGCGTTGATCGGTCACCCGCCCAAGCTCCAGCCGGAGCGTGATGGTCGGGTCGTGCGGTTGTTCGTTACTCATGTTTGGTGTTGGGTGGGAGAATGATGGCGTCCTCGACGGACTTAAGTTCGTTTGCGACCTGCTTCATGGATTCAAGCTGCTTGCGTCCTTTCTCGACAAGGTCCACCAGCTCGGAGACGGACATCTCATGCTGGTCCTTCTTGCCCTTGTTGCCGAGGTGGATGGCGGCGGCGATTGCGGACAAGCCATGACCGGACGCCTCAAGCGTCCAGCGCGCCGCCTGGAAGCGGACCTGCGGAGGTGCGGACGGATCGGTGAGCAGGGACTGCATGACCTGCCAGGCTTGCGTCGCCCCGCCGGTCTTGATGTCCATGTCGCGCTTCAGCTCGATTGCCTCGCGCACCTTGTGCGATGCGAGCTGGGAGTTTCCGTCGGCGAAGCCTGCGGACTTTCCGGCCTGCACGGCGTTGCCTCCGTTGGCGACGTACGCGGCGACGAAGGCTTCCTGCTGCTGGGTAAGCACCGGATCGGTGTCGTGGCGGATGACCAGGCCGCCCTTCCATTGGTCCTTATCGTTTTGCTTTGGCATCTTGTTTGGTTTGCTTCCAGTTAAAGCCATTCTCAATGCACCAGCGGTGGACGTTGACGTGCGGGACGCCGAGCATAAAGGCTACGTCGCCTTGGGTCTTACCCTCGGCGGCAGCCTGGACAATCACACTCTCCCACGTTGACTTGTCGTACTTGCGACACTTGCGGGAGCGGACCTTCTTGAATCCGATGCCTAGGATTTCCGCCCAGCTCTTGATGGTCGTGACGGAGAAGCCGAGGCGTCTCGCCACCTCCGGCATGCAATGTCCGGCTTCCGCCAAGCGTCGAAGGTCGGCGCGATACTCGCAGATCCGTGCGGCGCGTGACGCGAACATCAGCCTGCCTCGGAAGGACACGGCTCCCCGGTTCTGGAACCGCAGGATTGGGGATTGGATGATCTCGCTCATTGTGCGGCATTGAGTATGGCGGCCTTTCGCATCTTGCGTTCGGGGACGAAGTCGATGCGGTATCCGTATCTGGCGAAGCCGGACATGCCAAGGTTATAGGCAAGCCAAGTCTCGCCGAGGTTGGGCATCCTGCCTAGCTTATAGGTCAGCTTCGACCGCAGATAGGACAGCCAGGAGGTGGCGTACTGGCGGGCGATGACAGGGTCGGACGCCTTGGAGTAAGGATAGGTGGGCAGACCGGCTTGGCGTCGCGCCTGGGAGCAATCGTCCCATGCGTTGCGATGGAACTGGAAAGGTCCTTTCGCCAGGCCAGAGTCTCCGGGTGGGGTGGATGCTCCGCGTCCGGAGGATTCGATATGTTCTACGGCATCGACCCAGTGCGCGGGCATAGGTGCGAAGGCTGCTGAAGCCATCAGTATTTCGGTGATCATGTCGGTGGTTGGGGACGCCGACTTTGATGCCTTACTTACCCTTGGCAATCTTCTTTTTTCCAATGGTTTTCTTTTTCCTAGCCCGACCAGTTCCGGAGATGGGAAGACCGCCGGCGTCACCGTATTTCTTGATGCCGGCTTCGACGATCATGCGACACCTGTCCCACAGGCTTACGTTGTCGCGACCGTCGTCGGCCATACGGATGATAGGTCTGTTGCTCACGGCTTACGGATGATTATACGCGAGTCTTTGTCATATTCAAACTCTTCCCAATCCTCCGGCTGGTAAGCGCCGGAGTTGATCTCCGCTCCGACTTCGTCCGAGGCGATAGGTCCGGTCGGGATGTCCAACCACTTCTTGTCCTTGCCACCCTTGGCGGCGGCGGCGACCAGTACCTTCTGGACGAGCATGTCGTCCACCAGGTGGGCAAACTCCCCTGGGCCGATGGACCGCAGGATGGACGGCAGCTCGCCGCGTCGGCGGTACAGGCCGGACTTGGCGTTCTTGCCCTCGATGGAGTAGGGATGACCCTTGCGGGCGGCGAGCGTGACGGCGGCGACAAGCCAGGCCTGTCGCTCCAGGAAGTTGACGTCGTTGAACTTGTCCTTGTCGGTGACGTCGATGAGCGTACCGATTTCCGTACGCAAAAGCGTACGCTCGGAGTCGATCATCTCCGGGTTGTTCGCCTTGATGATGGCTGCCTTCCATAGGTGCTTCCGGCGAGGGACTAGACCCATGCCCTTCATTCGGCGGTCGTAGTCGGACGCATGCCATACGCCGATGGCGCCTCGGAACGCTCCGAGCAAGGCGGACGAACCACGGACCTGGGACGCCATCTGCTCGGCGTTGCGGATCGGCTCGTCGCCCTGCTTCTTGATGTGGTGGATGACGATGAGGGCTGCTCCCAGTTCGCCGCCTACTTGACTGGCTACGCGAATGAATTCGTTGATGACCGTGGCGCTGTTCTCTTCGCCGTGCAGGACGGAGTTGAGGGTGTCGATGACGACCAACTGGAGGTTGGGGATCTGCCGCAGGAGGGCGAAGAATTCCAGCCACTTGCGGGAAGGCTTCGACTCCTGGGTCTTCGGGTCACGCTCGACCAGGGCGAAGGCACCGCCGGAGTTGATGGAAGGAAGGATGATAAGGTCGTCGCCGGCTTCGCGTCGTCGGCTTCCATCGGCGTCCATGTCAGCTAGTCGGATGTGCAGCTCGTCCTTGTCGTCTTCGGTGGTGAGGATGACGACCGCACCCTTACGCATCACAGGCATGCCGCACCAAGTGTCGCCCTCGCGTCGGGCGCTGATCTTCAAGGCAAGGTCGAGGACCATGAAGGTCTTGCCTGCTCCACCTTCGGCGACGAGCAACTGGTGCTTGGCTGCCTGTAGCCAGTTCTGGACGAGGAACTGGCGTTCCGGCCTGGGCGTAAGACTCCATCGGTGGGCAGCCCATACTGCCAGACCTTTGCCCTCCTCAAGGATGGGCTTCTCCGGCTCCGGCATCGGACCGTTGTTGTGGATGTCGTTACGGAGCAGGCCAAGCCACTCGGTGTCGAAGCGAGACTCCGGCCAGGGCGGAGTCATGTGCGCTTGCATCCAGCCGTAGGTTGCGAGACGCGCAGCGTCCAGAGTCATCTTCCCGATGCGAGCGGTGTGGATGTAATGTCCGGCGACGCCGTTGAACGCCGACCATCTAGTCGTTCCTTCTCCGCCGGCGGCGACGTCCACCGTGAGCATCTCGACGGCAGGCGTATGCGTCTTCGGCATAAGCGGATCGACCGGGGCTTCCTTGATCGCCCATTCGGATTCGGGCATGCGGAAGGCGGATGCGTGGGGGCAATCGACGCGGCAGTCCGGGTCGTATCTGTCGATGACGACCAGGCGACGGACGCCGGACTTGCCGTGGATGGATCCAGCCAGTCGAATGGGCTGGTGTGCGCGTCCGTAGGGGTTGCCGTCAACGCCTAGTCCGAACTGGATGTCAGCCCCGGCCTTGCGGGCGATTTGGTCGCGGATGGCGACGATGGAGGAGACTTCCATCTCCTCGACCTGCCAGTAGGCGTGACGCTTCGGCTTGCCCTCATCGGTGACGCCACCGGACAGGACGACCATCGCTGCCTTGCCGAATTCCTTCTCGACGAAGGCGAGCTTGGCGTCGGTGTCGCCGGTGTCGAAGTCGGCGCACACGGTGCGGAAGACGTCGCAGTTCTCCGCCGTTCCTCGGTCTGCCTTCAAGGTGCAAGGTACGATGAAGGTGGCGACGTCGTGCTGCCCCCAGCGGGTGGTGTGGAAGATCACGGACGAGACGAACCGCTCCCAGCCGATACGCTCCGGCTCAAGGAAGATGTCCTCACGGAAGACGCCCTCGCGGGCGGTGCCTTTCTCGCCGATGCCACGGAGGCAGACGTATCCCTTCGGAGCGTCGCCAAACAGGAGGTGCAGATGCCGTGCGACGGCATCGTTATCAACGATGGGATCCATCGTTAGTCCTTCTTGCGATTGGCTTCGTACTGGGCGATGGCTTCGCCGATGAAGCGCATCACGTTTACGGCCATGCTATTGCCGCAGGCCTTGTAACGCGGACCGTCCGGACACTCCTCGGCAGGCTTGCCCTTCCAAGGAATCATGGACCAATCATCGGAAAACCCCTGGAGGCGCTCGCATTCCCTGGGCGTCAAGCGACGCACCGCCATCGCAGGCTGATAGACGGTGCCGACGTGATTGGCGTCCGATGCGGAACAAGACAGGGTCATGCTCACGTCCGACACGGCTTGGTTGTAGGTGTCGAAGTGGACCGGCTTGTTCTGGTCTTGAACCATAGGGACGTTGCAACCGCCGGTGCCCATAAAGGACTGAAGGGTAGGGCTTGTGCCTTCGTAGATCCGAAGGGCGTCGCGACGGCTGTTCTCGTACACGGCGGTAGCCACATGGGGCGACTGGTCGCCGCTGTCCTTGGTCAAGGTCGGGAAGGTTTCCGTCGAAGGGTCAGACCCGGCCTTACGCATGAGGTTGCCAGGTTGGAAGGAGATGGCGTGGACGGCGAGGGGATCGGTGTCACCCTGCTTCGCATTTGCCGTGAGGGTAGGGCAGACATCCTTCTCGGTGATCTGTCCGCGAAGACGCAGTTCGCTCGCCTGCACGATGAACGCTTCGGTTTCGACTCGCTCGTTTCCGGTCTTGGAGAAAGGCGCACCGCTGCTTACAGTCGGGGAGACATCCGAGCAGGACTGGACGATGAAGTTCTGGGCATGCTGTGACTGGGGGCTTGGCTGAAGCGAGGTGACGCACAGGGATACATCGACCGGCTTCGCGTGGAAGGTGTTGTTCTTGCTGTCCTCTCGGATGGAGAAGCCCTGCGGCTGGACAGGTTCGATGCAAGCCGGCGCACCATGACCTCCGGCGGTGCGGAGAGGCACGTGTACGTCTCCGGTTAGAGTCTGGTTATACAGGTCAACCCCCTGCACGACGGCGTGGGTCGTACGCGTGTCGCCAAGGTCGAAGTTGTTGAGGGTGTTGCTGGCGTCGGCTTCGACCCAAGTCTCGTCATCGGTGGTGGACGAAGCCCGCTTCGACTTACGGAATGGGACAGCGGCGGCCTGTGCGCCGGTCGTGTCGATGGTGTAGGCAGGGTCGCCGGGGTTGCCGACTCCCATACCATTCTGGTTCTTCTCCATCTCTCGTCCGTCCTGGATCGGGATAGCTTGCTGGGCCAGGTGTACGGCGGTGATCTCATCAATCGCCTCCTGCGACGAACCTCCACGGCTACCCTTGCAGGTCGTTACGGTCGGGGCGACGACAGGATGCACGATGCCGATGCCTCCTTGGTTCTTTGACGGACAGGCATTGGACGTGTCGAGGGTCTTCGCAAGATCGACCTCCCTGCATCCGCTGTTGGGGTTGGGAGACTTCATCGAATTAGAGGCGAGGGAATCGAAGCTGTACGCGGTGGGTTGGGCGAGCCACTGGTCGGGGGCTGTGGCGATGGTGAACGCCTTCTCCTCGCTGCCAAGGAATCCCTTGCCGGCAGCCTTGCCAGGCGTACCGCCCTGCTCGCCAGTCTCGACCGGCGAACCGCCGCGCACCTTGAACATCATAGCCGGAACAAGACCGGCGCCGCCCTGCGAGAATACCTCCTGGTTGGAATATCCAATCTGCCCCATGCCTCCACGATTGAGGGTAGGGTGTACCCCCGAACCATCCCAATGGGAGGTCGGGAGGATGTGTCCGCTTACTGCGGTCTGGTGGCTCAACTTGCTACCACCGCAATCGGTGTCGAGCGTACCGATGACATTAGGTACGACGACGCCCTGGAAGTTATCCTTGTCCGGCATCAGTTGGTCCATGCCCTTTCGCGTAAGGGTGTTCACCACGTCCTGGCCGTTCCAGTATTGAGGGATGATGTTGGCGGCGGATCCATCGCAAGCGAGGCCGGCGTCCGCACCCTTCGCCCACTTGGCGGTTACGGTTGCGGAGGCAGGGAGGAGGCCGTCTGCTCCAGCGCCGCCTTTAGCATCGCCGGAAGATCCTTTCCTCGTTTGCTTGCCCTTCGCAAGATACCCGCGCAAGCCTTCGGCGACAGATAGAATCTCTGCGGCAGCTTTCCAGTCTCCAAGACCTGTGACAGGGTCACGGTAGGCGACGACGAAGACCCGTCGGCGGCGCTGGGGGACTGCTCTTGCCCCTCCAACGTATTGAGCGTCCAGCACTCTCCAGGCGACGCCATACCCGCGCTCGACCAGCCCTTGAACGAAGCATCCGAAGTCAGATCCTTTAGGTTGACCGGACGACAGGACGCCGGGAACGTTCTCCCACAAAACATATCGGGGCTGCAGCTTCGCAGCCAGGTCAAGAAAGGAGAGCATGAGCTGTCCTCGCGGGTCGTTGAGGCCGCCTCTTTTGCCTGCGACGGAGAAAGCTTGGCATGGGGTCCCTCCAACGAGGAGGTCCACATCTCCAGTTGCAAGGGGCCAGGTGTTGAATTCGGTGAGGGATCCGAGGTTGGGGACGTCATATGGGTATCTGGGTTGGGTGAAATGGTGCTTCAAGATGGCGGACGGAAAAGGCTCGATTTCGCTGAAGGCGACCGGCTTGAAGCCGAGGTGATGCCATGCGACGGATGCCGCTTCCATGCCGGAGCAGACGGAGAGATATCGGATAGGTTGAGTCATTGGGTTGGGATAGGTTTGATGGATTCAGATGAAGTATCGGTCAACGAAAAATTAGGGCGAAGTGATGGTATGTCCCTTGGTCTTCCCGACCCAGCAAAGGTAGCCCTCGGTTACGGAGTCGAGACTGGACATCTGCTCGGCCGGCACGATGTAGGACATCCGGCTAGACCCACGGAAGTAACCGAGGTTGGCGTCGTTGATGACGTCCTTGCGTTCAGCCCACCCGACGAAGGTCACGATCTGTTCGTCGTAGCGTACGCGCATAAGGGCGTACACATCGATGGCTTCCTTGGTAGTCCACTTGCCGTCGATCTGGTAGGCCGGAACGAGGAGGTGTGGGTTGTCGTGGTGACTGGATTTAACCTCGATCAACTGACCGTTGCCGGCGACGAAGTCCGGCGTCCCGCTTCTAGCGTAGACGGTGTCGTCCCGCTCAAGGTCGAAGATGCGCGAGAAGCCAATCTCGCCGAGCAGCCCGACAAGGTCGGACACCAGTCCGGACTGCTTGCCTGCCTTCTGGTCGGCGACGCCGGCCATGCGGTTGGATTCGCCTCTCGCCCTGGCTTCAGCCTCGGCGTTGCGCATCGTGATTTCGTCTAGCTTGATGGACAGGGTCATGTCACCAAGCCCAGGTCTTCGGAGGTTCGGCTTCCGGCGTCTTCTGCTCGGACACGCCGTGGCAACGCTTCTTGTAGTCGCACCACTTGCACTTGAAGTCATCGACGCCACGACCGATGCGGCCAAGCTGCTCCGGGTTGTCGGTCTTCACGATGCGTACGGCTCGGTCGATGAAGGACTGGGCGTCGCGGGCGTTGAACTGGACAATCTCCACATGGATCTCGCCGGTGTCGCGGTTGATTGCCGTGAACAGGCAGGACAGAAGGTCCTTGTACGCCATATAGATTTGCACCTGGGCGTAGTACACAGGCTTGGAATCCTTCAGCCCTTTCTTCACGACGTCGCTCCAGCTCTTGTCGCCGAGGGCTTTGCTTTCCCACAGGCATGGATACAGCAGACCCTTGATGGCAGGTCCGCCGTTGATGATGCCGTCGAGATGACCTTTGAACTTGTCGCCGGCGTCGGAGATTCCGAACTGCTTGCCGTCCTCCTGGTGAGTAACCAGGTCGAAGCCGGCCAACTTGAGATACTCGGCGACACGCTCTTCGCCGTCATGCCCCATATCAAAGATGCGTAGCGTGTTAGCCTTGAATTCAGCACCCTCGTCCTTGGGTGTGAGGTGGAATTCGTAAGCCAGGCGTCGCTCGCATTCGTCGCCGATGCGGGACGCACCGAGGTACTGGCGCGCGACCTGTTCGCCTCGCTTCTTCTTGATGCCCGCGTCGATCAAGGCTTTCACGCCTTCGGCAATCTCGCAGGGTTGGGTTTCTGGTTTGAACATATTAGATGGAAAGGATCTTGGCTTTGATGAAACGCTCGCGCCACTTCCAAGTCAGCGCACATGTCGCCCGGTACTTGGTCATACCCACGGACGAGAACACATCAAGCCCAAGCTGGACAAGTTGCTTGTCGGACGGAGGTTCGGTCAGCCAACGCTTGCTCTTCCGGGCGGCGTCCTTGTCGCCGTGTTCGCGGAGGTAGTCGTCGGCGGATGCGACCGCCTGGAGACGGTCGTCGGTGACGGAGATGAGCGTCGCACCAGTCTGGCTGTCCCGGCCGCCGATGGCGTACTGCTTGCCGTCGTGCTGCACGACGCAGGCCCAGGCGGTCATCGCGGAGGCGATGGTGACGATGCCGTCCCAGAAAGACTCCCACCGGAAGGGGGACATCTCAAGGATCTCCACCTCGGTGAGGGTGAAGTTCTCAAGCGCACCGCGTTCCTCGGCTTCCTTCTTGCGACGCTCGACGCCGTCGAAGACATGCTCGCAGGCCGGACAGGTGGCGACGCCGAGGGGGACTTCCATCTTGCAGGAAGGGCAGACCTTGGTCTTCGCCTCGCCTTTGGTAGGTTCAAGGACGACGTCGCTGTCCAGTCCGCCGTGGGTGAGGATGGAGTAGCCGAAGTCTAGGACGATGCAGTCAGACTTGATGACTCCGGGGTGCTTCTCCGGGTCTACCTTACGCAGGCCACGCCCGATCATCTGGATCATCGTGGACTTGAAGGAGCATGGGCGGAGGAGCAGGACGCAGCTTACGGTCTGGCAGTCGTAGCCCTCGGTTAGGACGGCGACGTTGACCAGCACTTGGGTGCGGTCTTTCTCAAAGTCGATGAGGGCGCGGCGGCGGTCGCCGTCGGACAGGTTGCCGTGGACGATGTCGGCCTTGATGCCGGCGTCGCAGAAGGCTTGGGTGACATGCTCCGCATGCTCGACGGTGGAACAGAAGGCGATGGTCTTCCGGCTTCCGGCCTTCTCGCGCCACTCTCCGATGACCCGCTCGGTGACTGCGGACTTATCCATAATCTTCTCCACCTCGGCCATGTCGAAGTCGGCGACAGTCCGCCGGACGCCTGCCAGTTCAGAGCGTAGTCCGCAGTCGATGACGAAGACGCGGGGGCGGACCAGGTTGCCAGCCTCAATCAGCTCTTTGATGGAGATGACGTCGGCGACGTTGGAGAAGACGGCGGCTAGGGCTTTCTTGTCGGCGCGTTGAGGGGTAGCCGTCACGCCCAGTATGCGGACGGAAGGATTCAACTCCCTCGCCTTCTCGACGATGCGGATATAGGATTCGGCTGCGACGTGGTGGGCTTCGTCGATGACGAGCAGATCCACAGGCGGCATGGTGGCGAGGTTGTCTTCCCTGGCTAGGGTCTGAACCATCGCAAAGGTGACGCCATCCGACCAGCGTTTACGGTCGGCGGCGTAGATGTCGGTCGGCGTGTCGGCGTCGATGCGCCGGTATGTCGCCCGGTTCTGGGCGACCAGTTCGTCGCGGTGTTGGAGGACGATGGTCTTGCCTTTTCCGGCGGCCTTGATGGCGGCGGAAAGCATGACGGTCTTGCCCGCCCCAGTAGGGGCGACGCCGAGCGTATTGCCCTTGTTGTTGAGGGCGTAGTTGATTTTGTGGACGAAGTCCACCTGCCTAGGCCGGAGCTTCATCGGAAAGAGGGGGGCGGCGGGAGAGGCAAACCCAACATCTGCGTCACCGCTGCGAGCGTGGACGGAAGTGTCTGGACCGACGGCCAGGTTGTCGTCCCGCTCTCACCCTGTGTTTTAAAGAGCAAAAGGACAAGCGTCCCTTGAGAAGATGCTGACATGTTATTCAGATTTGTCAGCAACTTTCTCAAGGGACGCCTGGAGTAGGACGTATTAGAACGGATTGGAGGAAGACGGAGTCTTCACCCAACCCGGAGCGGCGGTCGGAGTCGGAGCGGAGAAGGCCGCAGCGCGAGCCTGCTCGACGACGCCAGACTGGCCGGCGACCAGCTTCTGGAAGTCGCGGTAGCCGCCGGAGGCGGGGTTAGGCGACAGCCATTCGCCGACCTTGTTCTTGTCGGCGTAGGCCGGGTCGGTGTTCTTCTCGACCTTGACCTTGATGGCGACGCGCTGGCCGTCCATGAAGTTCATGATCGCGAGGGTGTCCCTGCCGTTGAACGCCTCGTAGGACTTCGGGTCGGAGGGCTTGAAGTGACCGCTAGACTCGAAGATGCGGGTGATGGACGTGATGCCCATCTTGCGCCACTTCTCGCCGTTGCGGTCATCCTGGACGTCGGGAATCATGTCGAAGACCTTGCGGCCTTCGTGTTCGCCGCCGATGACCGTGAGCGTCACCGGGTAGTAGGTGCCGCCGCTGGACTTCGACTGCTTCGCGCCGCCGATGGTGATCAACGCCCACGCCAGGGTGCCGTTGGGGATGAGTTCCGGGGCCGAGCCGGCGCCGGAGGTGGGGGAGAACATGCTCATATCTTTGTATTACTTGGTGTTGGTATTGGGGGTGGAAGCGGGAATGGTGCGGACGAGGTTGGTATCGACGCGCTTGCCGAGGCGGATCTTCTTGATGAGCGCACCGAGGTCCGGGGCTTCAAGCAGGTCGAGGCGACCAGAGCGGTCCTTGGCAGGGTAGCCCCACGGATTCTGCTGCTGGCAGCAGAAGGCGCGGTACATCGAGCCGTCCTCGTTCTTGAAGTTCTGGAGGGTGATTACCTGGTCGAAGATACCTGGCAGCTCACGACCAGTCTTGGAACCCTCAATCTGGGGATTCCACGATACGCGCTTGAGGTCGTCGATTTCTTGGTCGAGGATGCCCGACAGGATGATGGACTTGTTGGAGTGCTGGAGGTGGGTAAGCCAGCGGATCATCTCCTGGCCGAGCAGACCATAGGCACCGCGAGTGTCGGGCTTGCCTTCACGGTTGAACGTCTCCGGCTGGACCTTCGCCCACTTGAAGCACTCACGACCAGCGACCGTGATGGAGTCGATGAAGATCGTGTCGTACTTGGCAAGGTCGATGTTGGCAAAGGCAGCCGAGACAGCCTCATGGACAGGCTTGGAGTACGGACCGGTGGCGTCGCTGGGGTCGTGGCCGCCGACGTACAGGGCCAGGGCGCGGGCGATTTCCCACGGATACTTGCCGAAGGATTGGGCGACATCGCGGACGTCGATGACGTCTGCCGGCCAGTCCTGGATGGCGAGGGTGCCGGCTTCCAGGTCCACGAAGAGGGTGGTCTTCGGGTCGAGGGTGCGAGCCTGCGTGGTCTTGCCCACGCCGGCAGGGCCGAACAGGGCGATGTTGATCTTGGGTACGGCCTTGAGGCGGTCGTCAGCCTTGATGATTTTGATCATGTGGTTGGGTTGGGAGATTAGGAAACGAAGGTGAACTTGGGTTCGCTGTACTTGACGGTGCGGGCGTCGAGCAGCTTGTCGCGGAGGGTGTTGTCGGTGACGGACTGGAAGGACTTCTCCGGAACGGAGAACTCAATCTTGAACATGCGCTGAACCTGGTCGTAGGGCAGGGAGCGGGCGACCAGTTCAAGCTTGGGGCTGTCCCACTTGACGGTGGCGCGAACCTCGGACGTGAGCTTGACGCCCTCGGACTCAAAGGTGTGCTGGCCGTGGGTCTTGCCTTCGTCCTCCAAAGCGGACTTGATCACGTCGGCGAACCGGGTGGTCAGTTCCGACTGGATGTCGGCGAGTCGAGCCTTGGCGGCATCGACGATGTTGTTCTGGATGGAGGCGGCGTCGCGGAGTTCCGCGACGTCCATCTCCGAGAGAGCCTTAACGGCTGCTGCGGACTTTTTGTTTTTCATCGGTGTTGGGGGAAAGCTTCTTCTCGGCGTTGGGGGCGGAGTTTAGCAAGAAAGAGTTAAGGTCAATGACACGGCCGTCACGCTTGGCAAGGTCCATCAGCTGGACGATGCGGTGCGCCGGGAGGCTATCGCGTTCAGACCACTTCTCGATGGTCTTAATCGAGAGAACGTAGCCGGCGGCGTTGAGTTTACGCCAGAGGTTGATGCGACCGCCGAAGTAGGCGACCAGCTTTTTAATGTCGAGTTTGATGTCCACGGTGTTGGGTCCGATGAGAGGGTTGTGCCTACTGGGTGTAGGGTCGTCAATCACCACTTTGTTTTTACTATGCTTTTTTTACAGGCTTGACATCTCCTACGAAATGTAGGATGCTGTCTTCCTTCCTCCCAACATGAAGATCCAATACATCAAGCCCAGCCTCATCAAACAGTTCGCCAAGTCGCACGGCAAGCGAGTGTCGAAGGAATTCCTTTTCGCCCTCGATGCGTACGTCGAGCGTAAGGTCGCCGACGCCTGCGCCACGCACAACGCCGGCAAGAAGACCCTCGACGGCGGCGTCGCCCATTACCTGTTCGTGGGCGGTTTCAAGAAAGCAAAGTAATCAACGCCGGGTCTTCATCATCCTCGCCAGTAGCGCGAGGGTGATGAGGGCGAGGCAAACGCTGAACACAGCGGTCGCACGCTCGGTGTCTTCAAACGCCGAGCGTGCTGTGTTTAGTTGGTTCTCGACGCGCGCGCTGTCGCTCTTGATTGAATCCTCGGTGACGATGATAGCCATCGCCCCTGGATCTGTAAGTGCAAGCCGGATATCCTCCATGATCATCCACAGCCGGACGCACACGGCGTCGGCGATGAAGAGCGTACCAAGCAATGCCACCTCAAGGGTGGGCATAGTCTTACTTTTTCCTTTTACCACGGCTGCCTCCCTTCTTGACCTTGGCAACCTCCGCCTCCCCTTTGGCCTTAACCCAGGCGATGGCATAATCCACGATGTGCGTAGCGGCTGCTCCGGCTACGCCGATGCATGCGGTCTTCAGACCCTGCGACATAGCCACTTCCTGTAGACCCTGGCCGACCAGCCAGGCGACGATGCCAGCGGCCAGGACGTGGCGCGCCGCCTTTCCGACCGTCATCTCCGCGTCGTTGGACAGGAGGATCTTCGCCACCATGCCGGCCATACCGATAAGGGCTGCCGTGAAGCCGCCTTGCTTGAGGTGCGTGATTAGGTCAGCACCAGACTGGGCTTCATCCGGTGGCTTCATCGGCGTCTGTATCCCATCTTCCAGAGGGCTTCGGCTACGATGGTCGCCGTTGTAGCCACATTCTTTTCAGCCATGTATGGACAGGCGACGTGCAAAAATTCGTGGATTGCAGAATCTAGCATTTCAGACTCCGGCTGCCGAGGATCAAGAGTCACCTCGCCGGTAGCCTTGTCGGCCTGGCCGAAGTCGGTGCTGTTGGAGTTGGTGGGCGGATGTTCGCCCAGCTCCTTAAACTCCACCTTGATCTTTGGGCGTGTCTTCATTGGCTTTGTCACGGACGTAGTCCCACAGCAGGTAGAGCAACAGTCCACACCCGACGGCAAGCGAACCTCCGGCGATATAATTAAAATACGGACTATCCACCACGAATGGGAATGCGCCGATTGCACCACCGCACAGCAGCAATGGTATGCCTGTGCGTGGACCTACCAGGGCAGTCACCACCCCGCCGATCACAGCCAGCGCGACGCCGGCCATGGTCCAGATATCCTTCTTCCCCTGTTCAATCTTCTCGGTCAGCTCCGCGATCTTCTTGTCCTTTAGATCGGAGACACGCTTGGCTTCCGCCTGGTCTTTCTCAAGCCGCTCCCAAGCCTTATTGACAGCCGTAGCCAGCTGCCGGCCGAAGGCCATCTGCTTGGCGTAGTCGATTTCACTACCCTTGGCCGCCCGCGCCTCCGCGAATGCGACGTCCGCAGGCGGGACAGGTGGGAGGTATGACTGGGCTAGTCGAGATTCAGCCACCACTACCTTCGGCTTGTCCGCGTTCCGTTCAATTGCGACCAGGGCAGCACCGACGCGATGGTCGGTCTTGTCCAAGTCCTTGCCTAGGGTCGTTACGGCGTCCGGCTTGGTCGGCGCGGGGGGCTGAACTGGCAGCTCCGGCTTGGACGAGCATCCTGCCAGCGCGAGTATTACGACTGGCAGGACGTACCGCACTTACTCCTTGTCGGACTTGAAGACTTCGGCGACTTCCTTGATCTTGGCGACCTTGGAGGACTTGGCATTTTTCACGCCGGCGGCAAAACCGCAGGCGAAACCAATAACGAGCGTGATAGAGGCGAGGATCATACCCCTACCATCTTGTCTAGGACTGGGCTTTGGTCAACCGTTTCAGCCACCTGTAGACTTTGCCCAGTTGCTCGGCGTTGGCCGACGACTTGATGCGGTTAGCCAGGTACGAAACCACAATTACGTTACCCTTGATATACCCCTTTGAATTATCGATCCGGTCGATGGTCGGGGATGTGTCAATTGGGGTGCCGTTTATGCCCCTCTTGTACGTCAGACCAAGGACTGGGCATACTTTGCCAATCGGGATGTCGGAAGGCTTCAGATCGAATTCTAGGCCGTACCGCGTAGCCCTCTGTTTGGCTAGGCCGAGAAGGTATCTCGCCGGGTTTGCGGTCCGGTATGTCTTTAGCCAGGCGGCCTTCTCTTGGCCGGTCTTAATCTAGGTCTAGCGCCATTTGCCGCTCCGGAGGAGCAGGCCGATGACGCCGTAGTTCGCGAGATCGGACCAAGAATCGACGATAGGTTCGTTCGATGCGGCAGGTTCGCCCTTCATCTCCTTGGTGAGGAGATTCCGGATGCGACTGACCTTGTCCTGGGTGCGGACCATGACACCCAACTCGCCGTTCAGACTGATGTTGCTGCTTCCGTAGTCCCGCTGCTTATGATCCATAAGCTGGGCGAGGGGAAGAATGGCGCGGAGGTATTCGCGTCCCATTTCAGTCTGTAGGCCGAGATCAGCGTGGAGCTTATCGGCCAGGGCGTCGGTATCAATGTTGGGCATTGCGAGAGCATCCTCCCACAACACCCAACATTCGTCAACTGATTCGTTACTTCTTGGGTTTAGGGGTGCCGGACAGACCCTCGACAATCCACTCGGAGACATCCTTGTCGCGGGCGAAGTAGTTAACTACGCCGCCAGCGACAGGGTTGATGGCTGATACTGTTCCTACAGCCGCAGGCTTTAGGACGGTGTCCTTGACGGCCTTGGCGGCGTTGTAGTTGGCTGCGTCGGAGTCTCCGGCGTTGGCGGCAGCCTTGTAGGCGGCACCTCCAAGGCGACCGATGGCTTCCGGAATAGGTCCGCCAGGGAGCTGTCCGCGAGAGAACCAGCGCATGGCATATTCAAACTTCTTTCCGAACATGCCGGCGTAGGAGGCGGCATCCAGGAACTTCAAATCATCTTCCTTTTCCATCCAGTCGTCGCCGGAGTCGGAGGGGAACATCGAGGCAACGAAAGCCTTGGTGGCAACCGAAGCCACAGTAGTCATCAACCCGCCAGCCATGAGAGGCATGGCGTACTTCACGCGGTCTAGGGCCGTGATCTGTTCCTGCGGGGTTGAACGCTTGAACACGCCGAGAGCCATGTCGTACATACGATCCTTCACCAGGTTTGAGTATGCGTAGGAGTAGTTCATCAGCTGCATAAGCAAGCGACCGATGATGTTATCAGATCCGGCAATCTTCATGGAAGCGTCGGTCTGGATGGCAAGGCCGGTGCTGGTACGTTGGAGAGCTTGACGATACAGGGCTGCTTCTCTGCTACCACCTAGGACAGCGGCTTCGTAGTCGGAGTCGTTCATGTCCTTTAGGGACGCGACGAATGCCGAGAAGGAAGCGTGATCAGCGTCGGCGACGCCTGCTTCACGAAGCATACCCCTTGCGGAAGTCTCTCCGGATTCGCTGACACCTGGGATCATACTGAATACCTTCTGCAACGGAGAGTTTCCATTGAACGTGCGAGCGACGTTGAGGAGATGCCCCCTGGCGATAGCCATCGAAGCGGAAATCTTCGCGCGTTCGGACTGCTCCATGAGGTTGGCGCGAAGGACGCGCTGGGTGAGCCAGCGAGCCATCGGGCTGCCTTCGGTTTCCTGGTCGGCGTTGAAGTCAATCGCGCTGTCTTGGGCGATGCGTTCAAGTTCGACGTGGGTAAGGCCGAGCGTTTCAGCCAAAGCCGTATCCATAGCCTTCGCTAGTTCAAATCGGCTTCCGTACTTCTTGCGAACCAGCTTGGCCGTAGCGGCCGAGTTGACTATTTCACGTCCGAAGTGCGCCCAAGTCTTCGCCACGGCTTCGATAGCAAGGAGTGGCGATCCGGTGCGGATACCATATGAAATAGGTTCAAGGAAAAGGTTGTTGATGTAGCTCAACGTGAGGTAGCCGGAGACGACGACGAAGTTCGCCCAGTCCATGAACTTGGCTTGGAATCCCTTCAGTCTGTCGGTTCCTACATCGAGAGAACCACGGATAAGATCGGCGACTTCTTCCTGTGCTTCCTTGCTCAATCCTTCATTCATCAACGCGACCATCATCTGACTGAACTTCTGGCCGTCGGCTCCGAATGCGCGGGCGATTTCAGCCTTCTTCACGGAAGAGTAGACGTAACGAGTGACAGTCTTGTCGATGTCATCGTCCATGAAGGCATCTGCGATTGAGGCTTCCTCGTCGGTAAACGTGCGAGGGTCGGCATGATCCGGAAGGGTCGCTTGGCGGATACCGGAGTCTCCGAGTTTCACCTCGTCCAGGCGGCCGTTCTGCGCGCGCCAAGCCCAGTCTTCGGCCATACGCTGGTAGTGGGCGTCGTCCTTTGCGTCATGCTCCGCCTGTAGTTCGGCAATTTGTTCGTCAGCCCGGTCGCGGGCGTCCTGCTGATACTCGGCGTCAGTCTTGATGCGTCGGTTTGCTCCGCGCTTGTTTGCGTCGATATCAAGCTGCTTCTTGCGGGCAGCCTCGGCGTCAACGCCGGCGTTGATTTCATCGATTGCCTTGTTGAGAAGTCGCAGGTCGCGCTTCTGGTACATCTGCTTTGCGGCGTCGTAGAAAGCCTGGAGGTTTTCCTGGATCTTCTTGGCAGACCAGACGCGGGGGAAGTAGCCATCACCGGCGTCGCCGATATCCATGCCGGCCTTACGCTGGTAGTTGAGCAAGTCCCTCATCATGCTGCGGAATTCAAGGACAGCCTGTCCAAGGTCGCCGGAAGGCAGAGGGTCAAGGCCGATGACGTAGCGGCGGAACTGCTTGTCCCATTCCTTACGCTGGTCGGCGTTCATCTTCGCGAATTCGTTGGCGAATCGGTTGATGATGTTGGAATACTGGTTGGAGAACTGCGCGCGGATCTGCTTGATGCGCTGCGGAATCGAATTGCGGACTGCTTCCGTGACAGGCTTTCCGTCCGGACCGATGGTCGTGACTTCGGCGTCTGCGTCCGGACCGGCCTTGGTGAAGATAAGATTCGCCAGCTTACGCATGGTAGGCGAATTGGGATTCTGGGAGACATGCTCCCACATCTTGTCAGCACGGCTGTCTAGGTACCTAAAGGTGGCGAGTGACATCGGGAACCTGGCGAGAACCTTGGCGCGATTCCACACGTCCTTCATCTGCTGCTTGGTCATCTTGCCGGCCATGCTCTTCGCCCACGCGCCGAATTTGATGCCGGTCTTGGCGATCAACTTGGAGATGCGGTATGCCCAGGCGGACAAAGCCTGCGGGTTAAGGGAAAGAAGCCTGTAGCTAGGCTTGTCTGGGTCGCCCAACACGTCGCGTTCCCATTGGTCGAGAAGCTTGATGACACGTTCACGCAGCGTGGCAGGGTCGCCCTGGGCGGCAGCCTTGATGTCGGCTGCCAGTTGCTTCGACCGAGGATCCATGTCCGGAATCTTCGTGCGCATCTCCGGATTGATTGGATTGTCGTTCTTGTCGAAAAGTTCGATCTTGTCCTTCTTAACATACTTCTTGTCGAACTTATCGACAGACATATCCACATCCTTCTTATAGGAAACGGTTGTAGAACCTTTACCGAAAACCTTCTCTCTGACGAAAACAGGCACTCCACCGAAGTTAGCCAAAGCACCTTCAAGGCTTTTAGCGCCATTGCGACGAACACGCTCTCCGGCTTCTGCGTAAAGAATGCTTCCGTAACCTTTGCCCTCCTGATCGGCATCAACTCCAGACCAATCAACCTTTGCTACAGGAGAACCGTATTGATGCGAAATCTCAAAAGTTCCAATCTTCTTTCCGTCCTTGTATAGCGTGGCGGATAGGGTGTCTACGTCTTCCTCAAAGGATACGGACATTGATTTCCTATCTGCTTCAGAAAGCGTCTCATCGGCGAAAGCAGAGATGAAACCACGCTTCGCCAGGTCTGCGTCTCGGTGGTTGGCGACGTCGCCTTCCGGAGTTAGGACTGCTCCTGGATTTCGGGCGGAAGACTCGCTTCGTGTTCCGCTGTCCACGGACGAGGAGGGTTGCCCAGATACGCCAGGTCCAGGTAGTTTCTCCTGGTTAGAGGAAGACCCTCCTCCTTGAGCATTTTGATCACCCCGCTTGTACCAGGTCGGGGGGGTGATCCCACCTCCGAGATCTCGGAGCTTTTCGCGGACTTCTTCGATTTCGAGTTTTCCATTTCTGTAATCCTCCCAAACTGCGTCGATCTTGTCAACGTTCTCGGCCTGCGACTTGAAGGTTGATTCATAAAGACCGCGAATAGCCTCCCATGTGATAGACTGCATTTCGCGAGGCAGGATGCCTACTTCAGCGGCGGCCTGCCGGTATGCTTCTGCGAAGATTCCATACGTTCCGTTAGCCCCAACGAATGCGTCAGAACCAGGCGTCGAGCGAAAGTCTTCATGCAGCTGGGTTCTGCCCTGGTAAATCCACGGCAGGGGCTTAACCTTCCCCTTTTCGGTATATCCATAACCACTTCCGAGATTATGACCAACCTCAAGGCTTTCGCCGGCGAGCGCGCGCAGCAGGCCGGCCGCTACGGCGTGCGTGTCGATGGTTACATGGCCCATGTCAGATCCAGGGGCGATGATGTTATTGTAGAAATTACGGACCTTGTGCATATCCCCCATCTGAATGGAGATATTATCAACGCTCTGATCACGAAGGCAGTTGATGGCTTTTTCAACGTGATCCAATCCGAGCCAACCAGCCTTCGCTTCGGTAACCTTGTCATCATTTACGACCTTACCGTCAAAGTCGCCTTCCGGGGTGACGATGAAGTGAGTCCTGTCCGTGTGCGCTTCACTCCAAAGACGAGTAAACAGAGCCTGTTTTTCTACGTCCAAATCCTTGAACTTGGTAGTGGCGAGGAGTTTCTTGATGCCTTTGAATCGAGAAAGGGATGGAATATTGTCGAGTGCCTCAAGCATCTGCGGAGACGCGACATTCTCCTGCTGCTGATCCCAGACCTTTAGTACGGCTTCAGCTAGATGTACGTTCTCGTACCAATCCTTCTGGGGGGAAAGAGCAGCAAGGACGCCGGCTACGGCTTCAGTCTTATGACCGAACTGCTTCGCCCAACGATTGGCGATCTTGTTTGCGCCGTCGTACCAAAGTTTTGACCTGTTGCGGATATCGGCAGGAACCTGGTTATAAAGCCATAGCAGGTTCGACTTAACATGCTCAATGAATCGTCGAACAGTCTGCTCATCGGTTTCCCCTTCAACTACCCGCATGTTCGGGTACTCGCGAACCAGGTTTGCGTTTCGCTTCAGAAGATTGGGTGAATCGAGGGTTGAATCAAGGCCGACGACGATTGGAGTACGAAGGAAATCCTCCATCCCGGTCGCAGTAGTCGGAGTGCGAGTGCTGATTTCAAGAGATCCTTTCTTGAATCCAGGAAGGTTGTCCGTGACGAATTGTCTTACTGACTTCAGAGTATCCGTTGACTTCTTTTTTACGAGATTCTTCGCGTCTTCGTATGCCTTCTTTAGCTGGGCAGGAGACAGGTTATAACGATCAGCAAGACCTGCTGTTGCCGTGATGAAATCAAGACCCTTCTTGGACTTCGCGATCCGAAGCGCGATCTTCGCCGTTGCGATGATTATTTCGTTTGCGTAAGGAATGATCGTGCTTTGCGCGCCGCGAGACTGCCTGGCGTAATCATCAATCTGCCTTTCCATTTCGGCGATTGCGGCTTCTGCGTCGATCCTGTTTGCGGTTTCTCGTAGTGCGGCTGCCTGTTCTTTGTTACCCGAGGCTTCAAGCTTGTCGGCACGTTCACGAAGCGAGGCTGAATCGTTCTTTTCGTCAGCCTGTGTGTTTTCCTGCGTCGGTGCTACCGGCGTCGCATCGTAGTCGTAGGTCTGGTCGCCGGCGGTCGGGTCGATGGGGGCGACGTTAGGATCTACAGGGGCGTTAGGCTTGGCGGCCGGCTGACCGGACAGGATGCGTTCAATCTTCTCCTTGTTGCTTGCGATGCGTTCGTCCAGGTTCTTGGTCGAGCGTCCTTCCTTGATAGCCTTCTCGCGCGCCTTCTGGTCGTTGATGACCTTGTTGTGCAGTTGGCGGACGTCCTGCTTGAGGTTGCGGTTGAGGGCGTCGAAGCGGCGGTCGTTGCGAGGATCGGCGGCGACAGGCGTACCAGACGGCTGGATCGGCGGGGTAGGCGCGCCGGACTTCTCCTTGCCCTTGATGGCTTCCAGTCCTTGGCGAAGACCTTCGACGATAGAAGGACGCTTCGGCTTTGCCTCTGGAGCGGGGGTAGCAGGGGCGGGAGTGGTAGGAGCAGGGGTAGGAGCAGGAGCGGGCGTAGCGTCAGCCGTAGGGGCTGGAGCAGGGGTTGCCTGCGGAGCGGGAGTGGGGGCAGGGGTTGCGTCAGCCTGGGGTGCAGGAGCAGGGGCTGCTTGTGCGGTAGGTGCAGGCGTGGTCTGCGGGGCAGGGGCGGCTTGAGGAGCAGGAGTAGGCTGGGCGGCCGGAGCGGGAGTAGACTGGGCGGCTGGAGCCTGGTCGCCGAGAAGCTGGGCGATGTTGGCTTTGATCTTCTCAATCTGCTTCTCCTTCTTTTCCGTCTTGTAGTTCTTCGCCTTCATATCGGCCAAGACCTGCTGTTGTTCTAGGAGGAACTGGTAGGCGCGGCGAAGTTTGCTCTTCGTCTCACGATCCAGGTCGTCGAAGCGAGCGTCGTCGCGAGGATTGCCTCCGTCGTAGGCAGGGGCAGGGGTGGCTGCCGGAGCAGGCGTAGGACCAGGAGGGACAGGGGTAGGCGAGGGAGCAGGGGCAGGAGCGGGGGTAGACTGGGCGGCAGGAGCAGGAGTGGCTGCCGGGGCTGGGGTAGGTGCGGCAGGAGCAGGTGCAGGGGTAGGAGCGGGAGCGGGGGTAGGCTGTGCTGCTACTTCTTGAGACGCAGCCTCAAGTTGCGCCGTGATGTCGATTACCTGTTTGTTGGCGGCTTCAAAGCCTGCGTTCGTCGCATCAAGAAGAGCCTTGGCCGCATTGACTGCGGCAATCTTTGCTTCGTTCTCCGGGTCGTCCTTCAAGGCAGCTTCGGCAGCCTCGACTTCAAATTCAGCCTTTGCCTTTGCCGCATCATACTCGGACAGCAATTGCTGGGACGCGGCTAGTTGCTCCTGGAGAGCGATGGTAGGATCGACGGCAGGAGCGGCAGGGGCGGGAGTTGCGTTTGTAGCGGTTGCAGGAGTCGCAGGAGCAGGCGCGGGAGTAGCCGAAGCGGGGGCAGGCGGAACGACTTCGCCGGCGATAGGAGCAGGAGCCGTAGGTGCAACAGGGGCTGCAGGCGCAGAAGTCGGAGCGACAGGGGCAGGCGTAGGAGTGGCAGGAGCAGGAGTTGCCGGAATTGGAGCTGCAGGAATCGGAGAAGCCGGGATAGGTGCGACAGGAATTGGGGCGTTGGACTGGCTTGCTCCAGCGGAAGTGAGGTTGTTTGCAGCAATGTCTTCCGTACCGCCAATGCCAAATCCAAGCAACGCAGACAGAAGGTAATCCTGCGAGCGACCCATATCGCCCTTCGCAATGTTAGCGGCCAAGGTAGTACCGACTTCTTCAAAGGCTTCCTTGCCTCGTCCGATGATCGCGCGGGCAAGCCACTTCTTTCCGCCAGGCAGGGCGTTCATCGCTCCACCTAGGCCGGTAACTGCAGCACCTTCCACTCCAGATTCAAACAAAGCCTGTCTTTGACCCTTTGCATATTCTTGGTCGAAGTTCTCCGGATTCTTCATGGCCGCGTCCACCCAGCCATCGACGTCTTCAAGAATATCGACGCCTTGGGCTTCTCCCCACTTAACCAACTTTTCAAGAAGGTTTGGATTGTAAGCCATTACAGCGGACGATGCACCAGCAGCAGTAAGACCTGCCCCCTTGATTAGAAGGGCAGAACCACCAGACCCTGCAACAGCCGCGCTGGCTGCTGCTGCGGCGACAGCTCCTTTTAGCGATCCAATCGCAGACCCAGCAGCCCCTTCGGCAAGGATTGGGCCAGCGTTTGTGATGAGTTTTCCAGTAGAATCCCAGAATCCTTTAGCTTGGTCAAATTCAGCCATGCCTGCCGTGGTTCCGGTGGCTTCTTTCAGCTTTGCGTTTGTTACGCGAATAAGCCCCTTGATTCCGTCAATGTGACCCATGACGGTGTTAATGTATTCTCGCTCCTTGAGGGCTTTCAGTTCTGCAACCTCTTGCGGGTTTGAGTTAAATAGTCCACCGCGAGCGATGTTGAGATTCAACTGCTGGTATCTTTGAAATTCATCCGGAGAAAGCGGCTGAAGCTTGGCATACTTGTTTCGTTCATTCAGTTTTTCAGCCAAAGCCACAAACAAGTCAGCCTGGGTTGCGCTTGCGTACGACCGAACGAACGCATCGCTCAATGCACCGGACTGGTTTCCGGAACCGATAAGGGGCTTGATGACAGGATCCTTTGGTCGGGTAGCACCGGTCGTGGTGTTGCCCATGCGAAGGCGTGGCTGCTGAAGGTTAGCAAAACCAGGGGCTTCGATGTCCTGTCCAAGCTGCCGGCCTGCGCCAATCAGTTCCTTAATCAGTTCCTGCTTCTTCGCTTCCTTTACCGGATCGACGACTGGTTCATTCGGAGTAGCGGCCTTGAATGCGTCAGATACCGACGGAGCGGTAGCGACCGGAGTCGGCTGCTCTACTGCGACGACTGGCTGATTGACGACAGGCGGTTGGACAACCTGTTCTGGAACGGATGCAGGCTTGTCCTGCTCCCAAAAGTTAACCTTCGGTTTAGTATCTTGATTGGGCTGTGCTGGCTTGTCCTTGTCCCAGAAATTGCTCATTACTCCTTTGTACGGACCGTTCCATCTGGAGCAACATAAACAGCACCCTTTGGCAACTTGGCGTAAGCCTCACGACCAGCCGCATCATCAGTCAATCTCGGAGCATCGGCAGGAGCCGTCACAGCCGGAGCAGGGGCTGGAGCAGCCGGAGCGGAGCCGGGTGCAGGAGCAATCGTAGGAGCGGCGGGGGCAGCACCAGGATCAGAACCTCCAGCAACAGCGTCGGCTAGGGCAGACGGAGCGGTGAATCCTTCAAAAGTAACCTTGCCGTCTGGAGACGTACGAAGACCGAAGAACGAAGTCTTCTGGCCGCGAACCATCTTCCCGGTCAAACCATGGTCCTTTTCTGACTTCGCCAAGGCCAGGCCGAAGTCGTCGCCTCGACGCATGTACTCAAGCGCGCGGTCAGACAGGGACTTCTTCTGGAGCGGGTCAACTTTCTCCCATTGGTTGGCATTACCAAGATTTTCCGAGAAGTCCTTGGCGTAGTGGTTTTCGATAGACCGGTAAAGGGTAGCTTCGGCTTGGGCCTTCTTGACCGGATCGCCGAGTAGGGCGACCTGCCCACGGACGGCATCAAGGTTAATGAGCGAATTCGTGCGAGCAATTCGGGCGGCAGACTCTTCGTTGAATCCTGCGGTCTTGGCCTTGATATTCTCAATCAGCGCATCGTTCTTTTCCTTTGCGAGGTTGTTCATGTACTCAATAGACTCCTTCTTCGCAAGAGTAAGCATGTCTCGGTTCGCACCCCGGTTTACCAATTCGTTAATCTGCGCCTCGGTCAGAGCTGCGTACTGCGCAATCTTCGCTTCACTCCAGTTACTAATCGCCGTAGCCTGGGTGTTGATCTTGTTGACCGTCGCACCAGCCACATCAGTCTTCGCTCCTGCGCTTGCGAGATAGCTTTGACCCTGCGGATTGACGTCCAGAACCTTGTAGGTCTTGTTGACCGGATCCCAAGTATAGGTGTTTCCACCCTCATTCTTGACGCCTTGACCAAATACGGCAGCAAGGCTGGGGTCAATTTTACCGGTAGTCGGGTCGGTGACTGCGGCGTAATCAATGTCACCCGAAGAAAAGTTCTTCCAGTCGCCAGGATTAGTGAGAGCAATGCCCTTTCGGTAGTCGCCGGCATTGATTGCGGCGACTCCGGCATCTCTGGTTACGCCTTGGGAGATGTCGTTATAACCGGACGGACGTGTGGCGCGAATGCCAGCAATCTGTTGCGGCGTATATCCGGCGGCGGCAAGTACAGCTTCAGCCAGCGCGCTGTTCTGATCTTCAACGCCGGCGGCGCGCGCGTTATTGTATCGCGTGTTTGCAAGGGTCGCCGCACCCTGCGCTTCAGCCCTAGGGTCGAACATGCTAGCAATATTCTCGGTAGCCTTTGCCCAATAAGGGTCGCCTTGGACGTTTACTCGATTAGACATTAGAGTTTAAAAGGTTTGATTGCAGGTACGGTAATCGGTGTGGTCTGAAGTCCAATTGGGTTACCAAAGATATCAACAGGTCCGTCACGAAGCAGAAGGTTGCCATAATTGACTCCAAGTTTAGTTCCACCAGCGGCGGCCG